AAGTTGGAGGACATGAACGCAGAGTACGCGAAAGACGGGAAGCTATCTGACGCCTCTCTCGCGAAGTTGGAGAAGGTCGGGATCACGAAGGAAGTGGTCGATTCGTACATCGCCGGGCAGGAAGCCCTCCGCTCTCAAGTCGAGCAGAAGGCATACACCTTGGTTGGTGGAGAAGAGAAGTATACGCAGATGCTTGGATGGGCCGCGACTGGCTTGACTCCCGACGAAGTGAAGGCGTTCAACGCCGCCGTCATCGGGACTCCTGCCGCGCAGTCCCTTGCAATCTCAGGCTTGAAGGCTCGGTTCGAAGCTGCAGTGGGTTCCGACCCCTCGCTTGTCCGTGGCAGTGCCGCAGCTGGCGGCGCTGGCGCCGGATACCAGAGCCGCGCCGAAGTAACGGCTGACATGAAAGATCCACGCTACAAGAAAGACCCCGCCTACCGGGCGGCTGTCCAGGCGAAGCTGTCTCGGTCAGGACAACTCAAGTAAAGGAAAACTATCACCATGGCTGACACTGCCATTTACGTAAACGCTCCAGGGACCGCCAACGATGTCCGTCAGGCCTCCAGTGCGGACCTCGCGCTGTTCCAGACGGTTTACCAGAGCGAAGTGCTCGCGTCCTTCGAGCAGAGCACGATCATGCTCGACAAGCACTTCATTCGCACGATCCCGAACGGCAAGTCCGCGACCTTCCCGGTCATGGGCCGCACGACTGCTCACAAGCACACCATCGGCGCCCGCCTCGTTGGCGATGCGTCCGTGCGTGCGAACGAGAAGGTCATCACCATCGACGGCCTGATCCTGTCCGACATCTACATCTCGAACATCGAAGAGGCGATGGCCTATTATGATGTTCGTGGTCCGTATTCGACCGAGCAGGGCCGTGCCCTTGCGACGCTGTTCGACAAGAGCGTGGCGCAGTGCGGCGTCCTCGGCTCGGCTGCAACCTCCCTGCTCACCCCGCAGAACGCCGCGGGTGGCGCCATCACCGACGCGAACCTCGCGCACGGCACCCTGGCGACCCGTGTTGGGGCAGTGGTCGCGGCGTGCTTCACGGCCGCTGTCAAGTTCGACAACGCCAACATCCCCGAGGGCGAGCGGTTCCTGCTTCTCGCTCCTGGGACGTACATGGACATCGTGCAGAACACCACCGCGATCAACAAGGATTGGGGTGGCGCCGGTGCGTTCTCGGACGGCACGGTCGCCCGAGTGGCCGGGATCACCATCCTCAAGAGCCCGAACCTGGGCTTCGCGCAGTACGCTGGCGGCGTCGTGGCTGGCGACAACGTCACAGGTGGGGACCATGACGTCGACCTGACCTACGTGTACGGGCTGTTCTTCACCCCGACCGCAATCGGTACGGTCAAGCTCATGGACCTCGCGTTCGAGTCCGCGTGGATGATCGACTACCAGGCGACCCTCATGGTTGCCAAGTACGCGATGGGCCACAGCTGGCTTCGGCCGGAGTGTCTGATCCGGTTGATCAAGCAGTAATCTCGTAGCGGTTGATTCATTGGCCTGGGAACCGCGCAGGCAGTAAAGGGGGGGTTGGGCTTCGGCTCGGCCCCCCTTTTTTTCCATTCGAGGGGAAGGGCTGAGACCCGTCTACTCAAAAATTAGAACCCCTTGAAGGAGGGAACGATATGGCTATGACTTTGAACAGTGAAGACCTCGCGGGGATCGCCGGTGCCGTGTGGGACGAGGTTCTGACTCCGGGAACGCATAACGTCTCGAAGTCCGCCGCGAAACGACTTAGGACTCTCCGAGTTTCGGATAGCGCGGCCGTAGACGATGCCGCTCCTACCACGTCCTCATTCATCACAACCTTGACCGGCGCATACGCCGACTTTTACAAGGGACAGATCATCACCTTCTCGGGGACGAGCGCCCTTTATGGCATCTGCCGACCGATCTTGTCCTACAACGAATCGACAAAAGAAGTGACACTCTTCGAGGCGCTTCCGGTCGCCCCGGAGAATGGAGACACCTTCGATATTCTCCCGAATTTCACGGACGAGTCCCTGCCGACGCTCGCAGAAATCGAGGCGTCCACGGTCCTCGCCAAAGCCGATGCCCTGGCGGACGTCGCCGCTGGCGTGACCGCTATCGACCCTCCTACCATCGCGGGGGCGGTGTGGAATGAGCCTATGTCCGGGCACGTTGAGGCCGGCTCCGCAGGAGAAGCCCTCCAGGCCACTGCCGCTGCTCCCTCCACCCCCGAAGAGATCGCCGCTGCAGTCCTCGCGGCCATCGTCACCGGCGCTGTCACGGTCGAGGACGTCCTGGCTCTCCTGTACGGAGCCCAGGCTTCCGGCGGGTCCGGCGGCGGGGCCATCGCGTTCGCTGTCACGATCAACGTGGACGGCCAGCCCGCGGACGGAGTGGAAGTGTGGATCTCCACCGACCTCGATGGAGCCAACGTCATCGCAGGAACCTTGACCACCGATGCTTTCGGCGCGGCGAACTTCATGCTTGACGCCGGGACGTACCAGCTTTGGAAGCAGAAGGCGGGCGTTACTTTTGAAAATCCAGAAGAGATAGTCGTTTCCTAAAGGAGGAAAAGCTGTGGCAACTTCTTATACCAGCACTTCGGGCACCGTCGTCACGCCTCCGAGTGGAGACGACGTTCTCACCGAGCTCGGCGCAATCAATACCATGTTGAGTGTCATCGGCGAAACCGCCGTGACCTCCATCGACCTCACCCTCCCCGACGTTGCGATGGCGAAAGCGATCCTCGACTCCGCGAATCGCGACGTGCAGACAATCGGGATCAAAAGCAACTCCGACGAGGGGATTGTGCTCTCTCCGACCTCCAGCGAGTTTATAATCCCCACCACTCCGTACCCGGTTCTCCGAATCGACTGCTCCGACAAATGGAGGGGGATCACTAAGCGTGGGGCGAAGCTGTACGACAAGGATAACAACACGTTCACCTTCACACTCACCGAGCTCAGGGTCGACATCGTGTGGTTCCTTCCGTTCGAGGACCTCCCGGTAGCGACGAGGGTGTACATCACCATGAAGGCGGCGAAGCAGTTCCACAACCGCGTCCTGGGCTCCGAGATCCTGGGGCCGTACACGAAGGAAGACGAGTTCTCGGCGTGGAGCCTGTTCCATGCCGAAGAGATGAACACCGGGGACTACACGCTTCTCAAGTCTCCTGGAATCCGCAATCTCCGAAGGAGATAATCATGCCCCTCGTGAATAGGACTATCTCCAATTTGTTCGGGGGAGTGTCGCAACAGCCGGCCGGCATTCGACTCGACAATCAGTGCGAAGAAATGATCAACGCCTACCCGTCCATCACGGACGGCCTGGTGAAGCGGCCTCCGACAGAGCTCATCTCGAACCTGTCCGAGCCAGCCCCGACAGGAACGATCAGCATGGTAGTTGTGTCGGATGACGTGAATCGCATCCTGGACTCCGCAAGTCAGTTTATTGTGCGCCTTCCACGTCTTGCTGCTGGCCATATGCTCAGGATCGCTGGGTTCTCCCACCCGGAGAATAACGGGGAGTTCGAGGTACTTGAAGTTCTCGCCGGAAGGATAAAGATCAACGCGGCTGGGGCCGTGGATGAAGCTGCCGGCAACGTGATCAAACTACTTGACCTGGCGGTGAGCTAAATGACCCTCGACGATTTCAGAAATAGCATGATCCACACGATCAACCGGGACGGGGCCGAGAAGTACATCGTCATCTTCACCGGCGACGCCTCTGCTCCCCTCAAAATTTATGACTTCGAAGGAAACGTGAAGACGGTTACTTACGGGGAGCTCGACGAGGATCTGAACTACCTTCCGGGGGACGCCCCGAAGGCGTACATCTCCGGGGGAGCCCCGAGCCAGGACATCGCCGCGGTCACGGTTGCGGACTACACCGTCGTCGTGAACCGGGCCAAGACAATCTCCATGCTCGCTCCGCTGACTGACAATCACCTTCCCGTGGCGATCATCACGATCCCTCACGGAATCGCGGATCAGGTCTACCAGGTCTTCGTGAACGGAGATTCGGTCGCTGCAGTTGAGACCGGGGACAGCAACAGCCCCGAGACCTGGCGCACCGTAGCGATTGCCCAAGAGCTGTACACGCAGATGCGAGTGGCGCTCCCCGACGTGAACGAGTGGCACCTTACCGTTTCCGGCAGCACGATCATCATCGTGAACCTGAATGGAAACGACTTCACCCTCAAGACCGAAGACACCTGGGGAGACCAGGCTCTCATCGGGATCAAGGAGACCGTGCGCCGGTTCGAGGATCTGCCGGAGACCATCCCTGGCGGGTTCGACCACAACTACGCGGCGGTCACAATTCATAATGGCCATCGGGGGTACTACAACATCTATGTCGACGGCACCCGGAAAGTTCATCACTGGCTTGCCGACATCACCCCAGCCGGCATCGCGCAGATCCTGTACTCCGACCTCGTAGCCTCTCTTCTCCCCGACCCGGCGTGGCGGGCGAATGTCACAGGCCCGATCATCAGCATCTGGCGGGCGGACGGAGCAGTGCCGGACGTTACCGCGGACATCACGGAACAGCCGGTGTACGATCCGGGGTCCATCACCTACGCCATTCACGAAAACTTCAACACCACCGACATCACCATCCAGATCCGCGGAGAA